AAAAGAGCTATAGACAAAAGCACTCCAACAACAGAGGCAAATGAAACGATTAGAACTTCATCATTTGAACAAGACGGCAAGATATATCTAGTGCCGACCATGAGAATGATTGACGGTAAGTTAATAAAGGTTGATGATCCTTTACAATATGCACTTGATAAAGGTGATTTTTTAACAGGATTTAAAAACGAACAAGAGGCAACGGAGTTTTCTAAAATGATAAGTAATGTTGTCGACATGAAAAGAAATGAAAATAAAAGGATAGAATAAAATGGATATGCAAAGACTATTAAAATCAGTACGTGACCACGAAGGTTACCGCAACAAAGTGTACCTCGACACATTGGGAAAGAGAACTGTGGGCGTCGGCCACCTCTGCGTCGAAGATTTTTGGGAAGATGATAAAGAATACGACGAAGAATTTTTAATGGAAATATTAGAAAAAGATTTAGAGAACGCGATATCAGGAGCAGAAGAGCTATTAAAAGGTTGTAATTTACCTTCTTTAGCTAATGAAATTGTAGTGGAAATGGTTTTTCAATTAGGAAAAACAGGAGTCTCTAAGTTTCATAATTTTTTAGCTGCTCTAAGAGATGATCCACCTCAATGGTTGACAGCAAGTGAAGAAATGCTCGATTCGCGTTGGGCCAAACAGACCCCCAACAGAGCGAAAAAAATGTCAGAACTCATGGCAAGTTTAGCATAGCAGAACGGCTTTGATACAACTTTATAATGATGACTGTCTTGATGTATTACCAACATTATCAGACAAAAGTATAGATCTAATTTTAACTGATCTTCCTTATGAAACTACAAACTGGACAAAAGAAAAATGGGATGTCGGACTTCCTTTTGATTTAGTATGGGAACAAATTAAAAGAGTTAGAAAAGAAAAAATTAGTGTTGTATTATTTGGACAGGAACCCTTTTCTACAAAATTAAGATACAGTAATTTAGATGAATTTAAATATGATTGGATTTGGATAAAGAAGAATAAAACAGGTTTTTTAAATGCAAAAGTAAAACCATTAAAACAATATGAAATTATCTCTGTATTTTCTGATGGAACAACATCACCTAATAGATCAAATAATATGCCCTATTATCCTCAGGGGTTAGAAGAGGATAATCAAATCATAACACAAAAAAGAACAGGATCTTTCAATATGGCAGCCAGTATAAGAAAAGATGCAACTTACACAAAAAAACATAAAAATTATCCCTCAAATTTATTGTATTTTAATAGGCCTAAAGAAAATTTTCATCCAACACAAAAACCTACAGATTTATTAGAATACTTAATAAAAACTTACAGTAAAGAAAATGAGACAGTCTTAGATTTTACCATGGGATCTGGGTCAACAGGAGTGGCTTGTAAAAATTTAAATAGAAAATTTATAGGTATTGAAAAGGATCAAAGATACTTTGAGATAGCCAAAAAGAGAATTGACAATGTCCTCATCTGACGATTTACTTAAATGGGACGGCTTTGACGACGCTATCTTAGGGGTGGGTTCTCGTTGTGGTATGGACGACATACTAGTTTATAGTAAAAAGAAAATGGCGTATATCTTGAGAGACAGAGATAACATGGATATAGAAGAGGCGATAGAATACCTCGATTTTAACGTTTTAGGGGCCTATATAGGCAAAAGAACACCTATCATAGTGGAAGACTTCATTTAATGGAAGAAGAAGCCATACCAGAAGTTTGTCCTGTTTGTGAGTTTGACTTGGAGGATTGCGATTGTTTCACATATTAATAATTATATTCTTACTACTTATCACGATTTTATTAGGTTTTTTATGTATTATGATCTATGCAATTGGCGATCAGTTGCATGACAGTAGAAAAGAAAAATGATATAAAAAATTATGGCCAAAGATAGTATAGTTACCATAAACGCAGACTTTGAACCAGTAAGACAATCTTACTTTGATAACATAGCGAAAAAAATGACTACTGAAGATTTAGTAAAGAAAAAAATAGAGTATCAAAATAAAATGGATAACAATGTAAGCGCTAAGGGTCAGATGCGTATTTTTAATTATTTAAGTAGAAGATTTCCAAAACTCACAGGTAATGAAACAAAAAGTGAGGTAAGAAGTAAAATGGAAAAAACAGGAACCTTATTTGGTCAAACAATAATAAAAGCTTTCTTAGGTGAAGTAAAAGCATTTGATAAGGAATTAAAAAACAGAAATGTAAAAATAGATCCTGCTCGGTTTAAAATTCCTGCCATACGAGGAGCTGGAGGAGGATTTTCTGGCCCTATTATGAATTTAGAAATCGGACCGCAAATTCTTAAAGTAGATGATACTTTTCGTGGATACTCTGCTGGAAGCCTTGTAGATAAACCTTTATACGACGATTAATTTATCTTAGTCTATCCTAAAAATAAAAGAGATTGATTTTTAATCTTCGCTTAGTATAAAATAGGAAGTTTACACTATATACAAGGAGATTATTATGAACATTGATGAAATGAAGAGCGTTATTGTCTACTTAACAGACAAAGTAACCAAATTAGAACAAGAGAATATTGCATTATCAAATAAAAGAACATGTGAATGTGAAGAAGAAGAAGAGGCATCAGTGCCTGTAGGGAACAACATTATTAGGTTATTTCCTTACACGGAGGCGTAAGCGAATACGGCGACGATTGCGTCTCTTTTTGGACCCTATTTTACGTCGCCCCTTATGCTTTTTCTTTTTTAGAACGGAGCTCATCTTTATCCTGATCTGACTGTTGGATCCTTGCTCTCCAATAATCTCTTTCTTTCTCTGTTAAATCTTCCCAGCGTGAGTGTTTAAACCCTGTCTTATCAACTTTGTATCTTAGGTTCTTTGCCCTTTTATCATACACAGTTGTTTCAGTCATGAAGTCCACTAATATTTTTTTCGTGTTTTTTCCATAAACGACGGCCCTCTTCTAAAGTTATTTCCCAATCAATGACATCAAACTCTTTTGTAGAACCGTCAGTATAATGAACTCGGACGCGATTAACCACGTCACCTGACTCTTGATTTTTTTCTTGAAATCTTACGACGCCACTAACTATTTTTTTTGTCATCCTTTACGTGGCCCTGAGGGGGCATATTTGTAAAGTAAATGGAACGCACATCTTTTATGGCGTGTTGTAGTTCGGCTTTCTCTCGTAATACTCTGTATAGTTCTTTGATATGTTCAGCGTGATCATGTTCTTTACTTGTGATGTACGCTGGTACACTTGTTAATAAAACCTCTTTAGCTTCTAACTCTGATAGATCTCCTATCATTTTATTTAAAACTGATATGTATAATGCTCTCTTTACGTTATCTTTATTCTGTTGTTCTTGCACTGTGGTCCTCTCCATTCTGTACGATTGGTTGATTACTTTCTTGTTCGTGTTCTTTGTCAATTAAATAATGTAAATAAGAACCCATAGACATATATTTCTTTTGTGCCATGGGCTTTGCCTTATTGTACACATCAATTTTTATAGCTACAGATTTATATTTAGTAACATCTGTCATTTCTTTCTCCTAAATATTATATCTTTTGTCATATAATAATAGGTATATATGGGAATTTATATGATAGTCAAGGATAATTTAAGTATTTTCTTTGTATAAAATATCCTCTAAACTAGCGGCTTGAACACAATTAAATGATAGGCTGACATATCCCTCTAAGTCCGTGAGGTCCTCTTGAACCCATTGATAATATTCATTACATTCTTCGTAGTCAGGGTGAGTAACCTCAGATGCTACTCTTAAACATTTTTGATCCATACCCGTGCCTACACACATCCAACCAATTAAAAAATATTTTAACATTTACTCCTTTTCAATATACTCAAATTCTACTTTCAACCTTATCTGTTCCTTGGTCCGTTGTCTAACAATCTTTGAGCCTGGTCGCCAACTTTTTGTCCTGCGTGATGTTGTCTTAACATCTATCAATCTAACCTCACCAGTTTCGTGGTGAACTAATACCATATCAATAGGACCTGAACTAGATACGTTTTTAAATACCTCATAGCCTTGCTCTAAGAACTTAATTATAGCTCTGTACTCGCTGATATCACCAATTACCCTTTTTTCATTTCTCCCCATGATGATCCTATGTCCATGTCTACTTTTAAAGGCACCTTTAATTGCACGGTATTTTCCATGGCTTCTTTTATTTTTTGAGCTTGTTCCTCAGATTCAATAGAACAATTTAATTCATCGTGAACTTGTATGTGAGATACAATACCTTGTTCATACAGATCAACCATGGCCTTCTTAGTCATATCTGCGCTTGATCCTTGTATTAATCTATTCAAAGCTTTATAAGTCCATGCACGTTTTAAGTCACGTCCATATTCTTTCTCTGCCTGCCATAACGGCAATGGTTTATGTATACCAAACGCTTTTGGTTCCCATGTATCAAATCTACATTTACGACCTAATAGCGTTCTAAGAAAGCCTACATTTTCTGCTTTACGAGTTGCCTGTTCCATTAATTGTTTTACAAACGGAACATTAGCGTGAAACTGTGTGAACAAATCTTCTGTCTCATCTTTATCTAATCCAAGCTCACTTGCGAGTTTACCCTTACCCATACCATACATCATACCTAAATTAATTGTTTTTGCGGTGCTTCTATCAATACCAGCCATGTCAGCTACTGCTTGGTGAAAGTCTGGGTCCTCATGTTTGTAAGATTCAATAACTTCATCTGCACCTTTTAATCCACCGCCAGTCAATGCAGCAAAGTGAACTAGCACTCTTGGCTCTTGCTGACTGTAATCAAAGCTACCCCACTTACATTTATCATCAGGAACAAAGATAGATCTAATCATTGGTCCGATGTCCTTGTTTCTTGCTGGAATCTGCTGAAGATTAGGATTACTGTAACTAAATCTTCCTGTGACTGTGCCACCACTTTCACTACGCATTTGGTGTATATCTGCGTGTATACGACCTCTGTGTTCATGTGTGAGTATCGTATCAATAAAAGTTGTTCTCGCTTTATTAAACTCTCTAGCCTGAACTATCATCTGTGCTAAAGGATGTTTGTGAGTTGTTAAAAAATTTTTATCAAACTTAGGTTGACCTGACTTTGGAGTTCTTTCATATTTAATATTTAATTTATCAAAAGCTTTCCCTTCCCTCTCTTTCTCTTCTCCTC